TTTACTTCTGTACTGGGGCATAAACTTAGCCCCTGGTACATCAAAAGTAAAGTGTTCAGATAGTTCCTGATAAACGTGTGGTTCTGCCTTAATTTTCAGGAAAACTTCGTTCTTTTTCGCAATTACAATATCAGTCATAACCTCTAATAAATTTCTGCCACTCAATGGCATTTTTCAGTTGGTATGTTCTATTTAATATAGTTTTGATGATGCTGTCCAGGTAATTCAACATCATCTGATAATATTCAATTTTGGTTTGACATTTAATTAAGTCTTCATCTGCATCTAGATATTTGTCTAAATCATTCTTTAACACCTTATGATCAAATGGTTTTTCAATGTATACATCAGGTTCTGCTTTACCTGTGTAATATTGCCATTTTTCTTTCTTTAAAATCTTATATTTGTTTTCCTGAGCTTTCTTCAGAGTTAGGATATTGTTGAATAACTTATAGTATTTTGCATGAAGACTTGGAATTTTTGTGGACTCTGTGTGGAGATTGTCTTCATCAATTTTTGAGTCTTGTTCCCAAAGGTTTTGAATTTCATCAAGGTTCATAGTTGGTTAAATTATAAAGAGCATACTTAAAGGTTACAGTCGCAACTGCATATTCAACATCACCACTAGCAGCAGTAAAATCAATTTCAGAAAGTGAAGATGGCCACATTGCTTGAAAAGTTACAACACTTGATGGTTGGAAATTACTATTATAAACAATTAAAGAACCATCTGAAACATTTGGATCTTGGGTTGGATTTGCTGGATCACTTAACATCCATTCCATATACTCATAAACAGTATCTGGATACCCAAGTCCTCTCATCCAATTTTGGATTATATTGTAATTTTCTAAATTTTCATCAATAATAAAAGTCAATTGAAAATCATCAAATACCAACTTATCTCCTGGAATTGGAATATCTTTAAGATATGTTGGTTGTATAGCTGCACCAAGATTTATTCCAGGCACATTGGCTGATTGTGAGAAGAAATCTACTTTTGGTGCTCTAGCTAAATTAAATTTGAATCCAGAGACACTTAGGAAATTTCTATTTGCTATTTGTTTCCCAAAAGCATCCATATCATTCGGAAACGATAATGTTATACCATTCTTCACTCATACCGTGAATAATGCTATCTGCACCATCTTTGTCGGTGGCATATCCTTCACGGATTAGATATTCAGAAACCATTTCATAGTTTCTATTTGCTTCTTTGAGTTCTCTTGGAGTTGGTTTCATTTCTTTTAAATCAACCTTGTATTTTATTTAGACAATAAAAAAGGGTCCTTTCGGACCCCATGTTCTGAAGAGTTGTGAAATGAATCACATGAGGTTTGCGACCTTGACTCTTCTGTAGTAACGGTTGCTGTTGAGGAGGAGTCTTCCAAGACCTTGCTCGGTTCCTTCTGCAAATGGGTTGGCGACAATACCATAACGGGTCTTGAAGCCAATTTTTGGTTGGAAGGTGTCCTGACCGACGGCACGAACCATCTGGAGAGGAACATATGGGCAATAGAAGAGACCTGCGTCATAAGCGCTGGAACCCTTGTATCCAACAACGTAGTACTGGTCAACACCAGTGTTGTTAGCATTGAGGTTTGCAGAATAAGGATCGATGTATACACGATACTTACCTTGGAGAACACCAGCGAAGGTGTTACCAGTGTCATCAACGTTGAGGTTAGCGTTGAGTGCAGGGGTGTAATCAAGTACACCAGCCATGGTTAGAGCGGAAGCAACGTCTGCGGAGCAGATGATGGTGTTGCCCTTTCCTCTACGAGTTCTTTGGGCGATTGCGTTAGCATCTCTTTCGATTTGGAAGAGTAGACCCTTGAACTTCTCAACTGACCAACGACCGTTGGAGTCAACGTCGAGGTCGAATACACCAGGAGTTGCGGTGTTGCTTACAGCACCTTGCTCAGCAACCTTATAGATGGTTCTGATGACTTCTCTGTTGATTTCAGCGAGGATCTCAGTTGAGAGAAGGTTAGCAAGTTCTGCCTCGGCGTTTAGACCGTGGATTGCCTTGAGGTCCTGAGCAAGCTCTAATGAGTACTCAGCTCTGAGAGCACGTGACTTAGCGGTAACGGTGACTTTCTCGATTGAGAATGCCATCTCGTTGAATAGGTTTGCAGCACCATCACCGAGAGCTTCAGCGTCTCCGGTTTGCATACCCTGACCAACGTTATATGGTGAAGGGTTGGTGGTTGCAGTACCGACTGGGTTTAGTGCGTTAGGATTGGCACCACTCTGAGCGGTAGTACCGAAACCAACGGCTCCATCAGAGAATCCGCCTTCGAGGTTACGGCTGTTGTTCTGACCAGAGAATGCAGAATCGACTTCATTGTAGAAGGTCTCATCGCCAGCCTGACCGCCGGTGCGGGAACGCATTGCAAAGATGAGTCCAGTAGGACCAGACATTGGCTGAACGCCGCAAATGTCATATGCAATGAGGTTAGGCATTGCACGTCTGATGAGGCTGATTAGAACAGGGTCGAAACCTGCAACTGGACCAGCAGCATCAGAACCACCACTGAAACCACCGGTTCCAGCAGAGTTGGTTGGGGAAGCTTCGCCGAGGAACTGTTGTGCCTCACGAAGTTCTTTCTCTTGGTTCTCTAGGAGTTGTGCAGTAACTGCACGTCTATGAGCGTCCTTGATGGAGCCTGAACCTTCGTGGTCCAGGATTGGAGCCCACTTCTCCACTAAATGTTGTGAGTTTGAAAATTCCATTGTTTTTTGATACCTCTTTAAAAGTGTCGTTTAACTGCGGTTTGAGTTATTATCTAGAAATCACTTGTTGGTAACGTTGGAAAGAGCTCTTAGATAAGCATCCATAGAAGGTGAATGAGTCACTTCTTGGAAATTAGCTTCTTCTTGTAGATTTTCCGTTTCGTCAGCTGGAGCACTAGCTTGCTCTGGGAAGTATGACTTCCTTAAAGTTACTAGTTTCTCACGATAGTTTTCGTCACTCTCAAACTCAACACTTTCTGCGAGGGTTGCAAGTTTGTCCTTTTGGGACATTGCGAGACCTTCGGTTACCTCAGCGAAAATTCTTTCAGCAGAATTCTCGGAGAGCTGTTGATTAAGCACAACATTGCGCTCAATCTGCTCGTTGAGTTTCGTCTCCATTTCATCAAGTTTTTGTACCATAGACTCTAGTACATCATATTTCTCTTCAGGCATATTTACATAATGTGCTTCAAAAAGACTCTTCATACCGTCCATGAAGGATTCGGTAATCTCAGTCTTAAGACCTGCTTCAACAGCAAGTGCATTTTCTTCTAACCACTCGGATGAAACATACTCAAGGTATGAATCAACACGTTCGGTTAGACCTAATTTAATTTCTGCAATCTCTTCTTCAAGAGCAGCAGCATATTGCTCTTCTAGAACACTTTGAATCTGCTTAGTCTTAGCGCTAAGAGCAGATTCAAAAATTAGAGCAGCTTTTTCTTTGAATTCTTCGGAGAGTTCTTCATCTTGAAGAAGTGCCTCAACATCTTCTCCAATCATAGCATCAATATCTTCCACTGTTTCTTCTACAGTTTCTTCTTCAGACATTTCTTCTTCAGCAACTACTTCTTGAGTTTCATCTACTTCTACTTCTTCCATTTTACCGCTTTGGCCTGGGGTAGCGACAGGAGTTGCTGATTTCTCAGCTTCTGCATGTCCTGCTTGAGCCTTAGCAGTGATTACATCCTTAACTTGCTTAAGTGATGCACCTGGGGTTTTTAGTGCGTTGCTGCCGTCGTCTGGCTTGCTGTTTTCTGGGGTAGGGCCGCCCAAATCCTCCCAACTACCAGTTTGACCGGGGGTCGATACTGGAGTTGCGCTTTTTCCTGCTGCTTCTGGTGCAGAAGCACCTTTGTTTACAGCAGTTTTGGATTGTGTAGTGCCGCTTCCTGCGCCACCGCCCTGACCGGGGGTAGCCACAGATCCCATCTCTTGTAAATTGTTACCACTGGACATTTGTACTCTCCGATTACCTTTTATAATCTGTATTTATTTATAAATTAAAGATTTGATAAAAACTCATTGAATAAATTCAACTTATGTTCATCAAGTCTTCTCTGGTCTACAAGTGTATTAATTTTCTTGTAAGTTTTTTCAGCAAGTTGTTCACGAAGAATTCCTCCTTCCCAAACCCACTCTTTTCCTTCCATGATTCCAGAAACAAAAGCGTCTGGCGCAGAGGGGTCAGCGACAATATCAGCAGCAGTTGCTAACATGAAATCTTCACCGACAACTTTATGGCCTTCGTTGGTAGTTACTAGTGAACCAACACCACGAGAAGAAACGCCAAGCATCACACCTTCATCAAGAAGAGAGGATGCAATCTTACCCATTGGGGTATTTAGAATTTGTGCTTTACCTTTGAAGTTATTACCTTCTTGAACAAGTGAAGTAATTTTGTGTGAAACACGGTCAAGGTTTACAGTAGGACCATCAGGATGGCCAAGCTCACCAAGAGCACGTCCCTTGTTTACGAAGTTTTCGCAATAGCGATCAACTTCTCTTGCAAGAGTTGAAATAGGATACATTCTTCCATTACGGTTCTTGATTTCACCTTGAAGAAATACACCTTCAATGTATAGCTTCTTATTAGTACCTTTACCTTCGGTGATAATCTGTACGTTTGAAATTTCTTCTGTGATGAGTTTCATTGGTTTACCCTACTAGTCCTACTTTAGTTGCTCTTACAGATGCAGAAGATGCAAAAATAACATCTGTTGGAAGTTTTTGAAGAAACTCTACAGTTGCATCTGGCATAGTAAATGTGTCAGTGGTAGCAGCACCAACAACTGTAGAAATACTGACAGTTGCGGAAGCACCAGAATTGTTTACTAATCTGACGCAAGTAGCTTCGTTAATACTTGAAGCTGCTCCCGCCAAAGTTGGCATTGCAACTTCATCAGCTATTACTTTTGTTCTTTGCATTTTTATAATAAAGTTCTATAATAGTTATTTATTATTCTTCATCTTCTTCAGATGTTTCGGATTCTTCCTCTGCAGAATCTTCTCCAGTTTCCTCTTCTCCGTCACTAAATTCAGCTCCACCAAACATAGCAGATGCTACAACTGGTCTAACAGTTTCAATATTTTCAGCAGACTTTTGCATCAAAAGTTCTTTAATTTTGTCACTAATATCTGATGGAGATTCGTTAGAAACCATCATATCAATAAGGTCATCCATTGTTTTTAAAATTCAGGGGTTTACTTAAAAGTTATTTATTATATTCTGCCACCCTTTGGCATCTTGAGTTTTGGTGCTTCTTCTGTTGGAGGAAGTTCTACTTCAGAAGCTGGAAGTTCTGGTTCCATTGGAACTTCTCCCATAGTATCAACATTCTCTTCACCTTCTGGTGGAATGGGATTTCCTTCTTCATCTACAGGAGCATTAGGATCCGGAATAATACCCATTTCAATTTCATTTGCAATCTGTTCATCAATTTCAATAATATCCGCATCAGTTTGTTTGAGTATGTTTCTTCTTATATACTCAACTGAATAATATTTTCCAACATAAGGTTCTGCAGCAGCAAGAACACCAAGTCTATTCTGGATTAGTTCTGCTTCTTTAAGTTCTGCAAAGTGATTATCATAAACAAAGTCGAACTGAATGTGATCTGAAAGAACTTTCCAATCTTCTGGAGTTACGACATTC